GCGCACCATCCGGAAAGGTGCGTCGCATGACGGACCAGACCGCCGAGGCCTGCCGCTGGATGAGCGTCGAAAAGGGCCTATCCAACCAGGAGATTGCCGCGCGCATGAACATGACGGCCAGCGCCGTGGCCAATGCTCTGCGACGCGCCGGGGTGCTGCCGAAGCTCCAGAGGAGCGGCGCATATGTCTCTGGGCCGGGCATACGCACTGGTGAAGCGCCAAAGCCCATCCTGATCGACCAGCGCGACCCTTGCGGCTTCTGCGGCGTGCGTGCGGACGTCCATGGCAAGTTCGGATGCAAGCGGTGGAGGCCGCTTTGAGAGTTCCCGCCACCATCCGCGACACCGAACTGCATCGCCGCCTTGACGAGGCGTGGGAGGTTCACCGGGCAATGATCCTGTCCGAAATTCGCGACCCGGCGTTGCGCGCCAACCCGCAATGGATGCTGCTGCGGATGGACGCCTACGAAGCCTATTACAATTTGATGATGAGGTGGTGCGATGGGCGCTGACATTCTGGCCCTGGCGCCGCGCGATGCCTCGTCAGCGGCGCCTTCGGCACTTCCCGAACTGCCGTTCAACCTTGAGGCAGAGGCCTGCCTGCTGGGCGCATTGATGATGGAAGACATGGGCGCGCTGGTGGAGCGCGCGGCCGATCGCCTGAGCGCGGGAGCGTTCTATCTTGCCGAACACGGACTGATCTTTGACGCGATCCAGCGCCAGCACAGCCTTGGCAAATCGACCAGCCCGGTGTTCGTGAAGGGATATTTTGAGGGAACCGATACGCTGACCCATCTGGGCGGCATCGGATATCTGGCAAAGCTGACGTCCGACAGCCTTGGTCTGTTCGCCGGCCGGGATTTGATCGACCAGATCGCGGGCCTGGCCACGCGGCGCAAGATAATGGCGGCGCTGCACGAGGCCTACCAGCAATGTGCCGACACGGCGTCGGACGTGCCTGATATCGTCAGCCGGATCGACGCCGCGCTCGACGACAAGCACCTCGACACGGTGGTGGAATCGGATGCCGCCGAATGCATGACCGCCGCGCTGGCCGACCTCGACAAGGAGCATGTCGGCGTTCTCAACCATCGCATCGAGGCGATCGATACTCTGGTCGGCGCGCTCGAACCGAAGTCGCTTACGATCCTCGCTGCCCGGCCAGGTATGGGCAAGACGGTGGTGGCGACGAACTACGCGCTGGGCGCCGCGCGCGCCGGGCACGGCGTCTGCTTCGTCAGCCTGGAAATGTCGCGCGAGCAACTGTCCGGCCGGCTGATCGCCGATGTTGGGTTCGATGATGCCGACCGCCGCGTGCCTTATGCCGCGATCCAGAAGCGGTCGCTCAATCCCTGGCAGCGTGACCGCGTTAGCGAAATCGCCGGGTGGATCGGCAAGCTGCCACTCAGCGTCATTGACGCCGGCACGCTGACCGTCGGCCGCCTAGATCGCATCGTGCGCAGCCAGAAGCGGCGCATGGCCGCGCGCGGGGTGAACCTGGACCTGGTGATTATCGACTACCTCCAGTTGCTCCATACCGACGATCGCAAGCGATCCGCCTACGAGGCGATCAGCGAGATCAGCACGCGGTTGAAGGGCATCGCGAAAGATCACGGCGTCGCGGTCCTCGCGCTGGCCCAGTTGAGCCGTGTCGTCGAAACCCGCCCCGACAAGCGCCCGATCCTTTCCGACCTGCGCGACAGCGGCCAGATCGAACAGGATGCCGATGCGGTGCTGTTCCTGCTGCGCGAGGAATATTACGTGACGCAGACGGAACCGCAGGATGACCCCGACAAGCACGCCGATTGGGAGGAGCGGCTTAACCGCTGCCGGGGGACAATCGAATTCATTCTCGCCAAGCGGCGAAACGGAACCGTGGGGTCGTCCAAGGGGCGCTTCTACGGTCCATATCAGGCGGTGCGGTGATGGCCGAACCTTGGTCAAAATTCTTCTGGTCGGACTATGAGGCCGACGAAGGACTGCGAGTTTGCAGCCTTGCAGCGCAAGGCCTGTGGATGCGCATGCTCTGTGTGATGGCGAGGGCCACCCCTAAGGGTGAGTTGCGCATCGCGACTGAGCCGTGTTCCGTTCGAGACCTGGCGCGCATCGCCAGTGAGAGCGAAGAGACGGTAGGCGCGTTGCTCGACGAACTTCGACGGAGAGGGGTCTGTTCGATCACGCGCGCAGGCGTAATTTTCAGTCGTCGCATGCGAAAAGACGCTGAAATCTCGCGAAAACGCGCTGAAAGCGGTGCGAAAGGGGGTAATGCAAGTCTCGGTTATAAAAAGGAAAATCGAGGTTTGCTTAAGCAAAATTCGAGCAAAGGTGTAAGCAAAAATCAAGCCCCAGAAGCCAGAAGCCAGAAACCAGATAATACCCCCCTACCCCCCAAAGCTGATCCACCGCCGAAAGCCGAAAGTGGGAAGGAGTACGTTTTCGAGGGAAGGACGATTCGCGTCGATCGAAAGCAGTTCGAGCTTTGGCGCGAAGCGTACCACTGCATCCCGGACGTTCGCGCCGAATTGCAGGGCCTGGACGACTGGCTGCAAGGGCCGAATGTGCCCGACGCCAAGCGCCAGAACTGGTTCCATCTGGTGTCGAACAACCTGCGGCGGAAGCACGAGGAGCGGGCGGCGGCATTGCGCGATCAGCAGGCCGCTGATGCCGCGTTCCTGCGCCGCCACCCGCCGCAGAAATTTACCGAGGCCGAGGCGCGGGCGCTGATGAACGACGCGGATTTCGAGCGGTGGCGTGCGCGGCAAGTGGAGAGCCATCGGCCATGACGAAGACAACCTCCCTCACCCGCTTCGCCGACCAGTTCCGGGAGCCGGATCCGCAAAACGCATGGGATGCTGGGAAGCGCGCCTGGCATGACCACGCGATCGTCTGCATCAGCCTGGAGGAGGCCGAAAAGCGGCTGGGCTGGGCGACGGCTCGGCAACTTCGGAATATCGGCGAACAGGCATTCGGGAAGAGGACGGCATGACGGAAACCTGGCTGGACAAACGCAATCGCCTCAAGGCCGAGGAAGCGCGCGAAGAGGCGCGTCTGGCCGATGCGGTCGAGCGCGAAGCCATGAAGCGGCTGGCCGGCGAACTGGCCAAGACCATGACCAGCCACGGCGTGGGGGTCGTTTCGAACGATGCCGCGCGCGTCGAGCGGGAGCGTGTCGCGGCGCTCGTGCGGCAGGACCAGCGCGACCGGGCAAAGGACCAGAGCCAGCGGCTGGCCGACGTCGAGGTGTCCGAAGGGATTTATGTCAACCTGACCGACACGGTCGTCGAGCCAACCCCGGAGTGGCGTGACAAGGCAGACACGGTTCCCTTCAGGCCCAAGCAGCCCAAGGATACCGTCCGCGAGATCGTGACCGTGCGCCGGGTCAGCAAGCCCATCGTGACTCGCCTGGCCAACGCCGGCAAGATCAGCGACGATCAGGCGCGGGCCTGCCTGCGCTATCAGGGCGATTATGAACTAGCGAGCCTTGATGGACGCTGGTCGACGACGCGGTTCAATCCGTCTGGCGTGGCTGGCGCTGGTGCAGGATCTGGCGGGCACATGGCCATGACCGAATGGGAAGCCCAGGCGCGTGAGCGCTTCCGCCGGGCGCGCGCTGCGGTGACGCCGTTCTACCTGCGGTTTCTTGACGCGGTGGTGATCGACGAAATCCCGCTACGGCGCGCATCGCGGTTCGCGCGGTGCCGGTCGGAGCGGACGATTCATCGCTTCCGGCAAGTCGCCCAGGAACTAGTAGACCACTACGTCGGATGTGGCATTGACCTGTCGCCGCGCGAAAACGAGGAATAATGCTTGCCCATGATCGCATTTGATCGAAACGGGGTTGACGGGAATCAGTTTGTGAGCGATACGCCTATTGTCGAAACAGTTGCCGCCCGGCCAGAAACCCCGCCCAGCGCGGGGTTTTGCGTTTCTATCAACCGCCGGAAATCATAGGATTTTCTGACGGTGGCACGCACCCCAACATCACCTGCGGCACGGCTCAAGGTTCTTGAGCGGGCGAAGGTCCGTGCGGCGCAGTGCAAGCGCGGCGAAACTCTGGCCGGCAACATGATGGCCAGGATGCTGGAAACGTCATGGCCTACGCTCCAGGCGTGGTGCGCAGAACTGGACGGCTTCGCGGAAAGCGGCGCATTCGAAGGCGGCGGCAACGGGGTGCCGTACACCTTCCACCCGAAGGCGACCGTTGCCTTTCTCATCAAGCACTTCAAGGCGCAGGACCGGGACCGCATCCGGCAGGCGCGCCGGGTGCGCAAGTTGGTTGGCGGCGATGATCTGGCCGATGTGCCGGAAGACTACACGCTCGACGACCTGTCGAAGATCATCCGCACGGCATCGCAGCTTCGCGAGGAGCGTGAGCGTCAAGGCCGCCTGACCGACGCAGCCGCCGTCAGCCAAGCGCTCCGCGAGATGTTCTCGCGGATGCAGCAGGCGGGCACGCGCGCCGCGCAGCAGCAAGACCCGACGGGCCAGTGGCCGCCGGAAATAAGGGAATCGTTCGAGAATGCGGTCAGTTCGATCATGCACGCGATGGAAGTCGCGGCGCGTGATGTCCTGAGCGCACGCCGTGGAGCCGCTGCTTAGCCCCCAGGCGCTGGCGCGCGACGTCGAGCGGCTGGGTGCGGGCGAGTATCTGGTCGATCCGCTTGACCTCATCGAGGACGCGCTGGCGTTCTTCACGCCGCCTGAAAAGATTTCGACGCTGGAATGCGCCGAGCGCTACCGCAAGTTCCGCACGACCGAGGGCGGCGCGCTGGTCCCCTATGACCGTCGGCGCACCCCGTACAACATCGGCAAGATGGCGGCGCTGGACGATCCGCGCACCAGACTGGTGGTCAACGTCAAGCCGTCGCGATCGGGCGGCACCACGGTGGCCGAAAACTACCTGTTCAAGATGATGCTGTTCGGGCCGATGGGGGACGTCGGCTGGTATCTCGGCGCACAGGATGCGGTGAAGAAATATTGCGATCGCATCATCAAGCCGTTGTTCGAGGATCACCCCGATCTGCGCAGCCGGGTCGGGATCGGGCGATCGGACGACAACGACACGTCCAAGCGCGTCTCGGGCCACCTGATCGAGTGGCTGCCATCGAACGACGCAGCATGGCGAAACCGCGAGTTCGTCTTTGGCGTGGCCGACGAGCCGGACGGCTGGGCCAAGTATTCGGAAACGCCCGTCACGCAGCTTGAAGGGCGCATGAAGGGCGTCGGCAAGCGCGGCAAGAAGATGGTGCTGTCTCACCCCGACAAGGGCTGGCGCGCCGGTGTCGCGGCGGCATGGGAATCGACCTCGCGCGGCATTTTCGTGATGCGCTGCGCGGAGTGCGACCACTTCGCCACAGCGCATGCGACGAAATACTGGCCCGATGTGCCGGAATTCAAGCTGGCCTACGAGCGCATGCCGCGCGCCGACGCCGACACGCGCATCGAACTGGCCGAGCGGACGGCGGGCATGTCGTGTCCGCACTGCGGGGTGGTGCTGACCGACAAGCAGCGCTTCGCGATGATCGACGCGGCGGCGGTTGATCCGGCATGCGGCATCGACGGCTGGCTGCATCGCGGCATGACCTTCGATCCGGTCCATGGCGTATCCGGCGAGCCGGAACAGTTCGAGCGGGTCGGCTTCTGGGATCATGGCCTGATGCTGAAGGTGTCGCCAGCGGCGGAACTGGCCCGCACGATCGAGGAAGCGCTCATCAAGTTCGAGCGATCCGGCGGCAAGCGGGTCAAGGAACTGCGCGAGGCCCTGTCGAAGCTCATGGGCGAGATATTCGACGGCAAGGCGGGTATCGACGGGGTCAACGCCGCATCGCTGCGCAAGCGCGCCCGTGGAGGCGATGACGAGGCATCGCGGGGGTTGACCTACCCGGTCGGCATGTGCCCGTCGGACGTGGTTTTCATCACCGCCGCGATCGACGTCGGCGCCGCCAAGTTCGACGTCAGTTTTCGGGGCTGGGACCGCGAAGGCCGCTCATGGTGGCTGGACCGGTTGACGCTGCGGCAGAACACCGATGCGAACGGCGTCCTGCGCAACATCGCGACGCGCGAGCGCATCGAGGATTGGGACATGCTGGTCGACCAGGTGGTGCGCCGCACCTTTCCGGTGATCGGCGCAAACCACGCGCTGCCGGTGGCGCTGACCGTGATCGACGTATCCGACGGCCATGTGACGTGGATCGGCCGCGAGTTCGCCGCGCGCTGCTACCGGGCCGGACTGGTCTGGGGCCGCGTCGACGGCGGCTGGCCGCGCGTGCAACTGTTGCAGGGTTCGCCCAGCGACAAGGCCCCCGAACTGCCGCCGAAGCCCCGGCTGGAAGACGCCAAAGGTCGCAGGTTTCCGAAGGGCGTCAAGGAATGGTCGCCCGGCGTGTTCAAGCTGAAGGAACTGGCCCTGGAGCGGCTGGCGATCACCGACGGGTCGCCGGGGCAGTGCTATTTCGCGAGCGGCATCCTGCGCGAATATTTCGACGAATATTTCAACGAGCCGCTGATCGACGGAAAGTTCGATCGGCAGGGACCGAACGAGAGCCTTGACCTCTTCGCTTACGAGGAGGCTGCGCGGCTGATCGTCAATCCCGATCGCGAAAGCATCTGGGCCAACGGCGCGCTGCCGCTGTGGGCCAGGCCCGTACCCCTCCTGCCGGAAGGAGGTGATCCCTTGACCGGGGCGCGGGCGACAGCCGGGCAGCAACCAAAGACCGACGCCACAACCGCCGCGACAGCGCTGCTCCAGCGCTTCCAGGCATCGAACCGCAGGAACTGACAGCAGACATGGCAACAGTCGAACAGCTCCAGACATGGATCGCGGAAGCGGAAGCGCGCCGCCACGAAGTCGCCATGGGCGAAGCCGTGATCGACACATGGCGCGAAGGCCGCCGCGTGCGCCGCGCGTTCACCTCGGTGGCCGAACTGGACAGCTACATTCTCGAACTGCGCCGGGAGTTGTCCGAAGCACAGGCGGCTGCATCCGGCATGTCGCGCCGCCGCCCGATCAACCTGGCGTGGAGCAACTGACTTGAGCGCCGCCGCCAAGCCGCGCATCCGGGTGCGCGCCGACGGTACGATGCCGGCGGAATCGCACGCCGCCGTCGCGATGATCTACGGCACCGGCCGCCGCGATGCCGAACGCCGCGATCTTTCGGAATTCTCGGGCTGGAACCCGCGTGTCCGCTTTGCCGGCAACACTATGGGGCAAGGCTGGGAAACCGTCACCGGCCGGGCGCGCGACCTCGACGAGAACAATGGCTGGATCAACGGTGGCCTCGACCGCCGCGTAGAAGCCGTTATCGGCGTCAATATCCGTCTGTCCGCGCAGCCGGCTTACGATGTGCTGGGCCGCGACTATGCCTGGCGCATGGGCTGGACCAGCAAGGTGCAATCGCGCTTCCGCGTCTGGGCCAACGACATCGAACACCGCTGCGACGCGCGCCAGCGCCTGTCGTTCGGGGCGATGGCGAAACTGGCCTACCTGACCTACGCCCGCGATGGCGAGGCCGCTGCCGAGGTCCGGGACAGCAAGCGCGGGCTTACCAACACCACGAACGTGTTGCTGATCGAGCCGGAGCGCATTTCGACCGACCCGCTGCATATGCACGAGGAAGGCCCGCTGCTGCGCGATGGCGTGCGGTTCGACAAGGATGGCGCCGCGATCGGGTACTATGTCCGTTCAGGCCACCCCGAAGACCCCCGCCAGGGCTTTTCCGGCCAGCGTTGGGACTATATCCCGCGCTGGGGCCGCACCGGCCGCGCCAAGTTCGTCCATGTGTTCTCGCCGCGTCGCGTCGAACAGAACCGTGGTGTCAGCCGGCTGGCCGAGATCATGGTGCCGGCCAAGATGCTCGACCGGGTGGACCGGGCCGAGGTCAGTGCCGCCCTGAAATCGGCGCTCTATTCGTTCTTCATCGAATCGGCCGGCGCCCCGGAAGATGTTGCTGGCAGCCTTGGCGCACCGACCGACAGCCCCGAAATCGACCCGTGGATCGCGGCCTACCTCGACTATCGCGGGCGCAACCCCGTCTGGGTCGATGGCGCGCAGGTCACGCAATTGCTTCCGGGCGAAAAGCCGCACTTCCCGGACGCCAACCACCCGAACAGCAATTACCCCGACTTCGCGAAGTTCATCCTCCAGAAGGTCGCCGGCTCGCTGGGGATCAGCTACCCGCAACTGTCGCAGGATTGGTCCGGCATCAACTACTCGTCGGCGCGGGCATTGCTGAACGAACTGTGGCGGTCGTTCCTCGAAGACCGCCATTTCTTCACGCAGCAGTTCCTGACGCCGATCTACGCCGCCTGGCTCGAAATGGAAGTGGCCAACGGCGACATCAAGGTGCCAGGCGGCCCAGCGAACTTCTACCGCAACAAGACGGCGATCTGCATGGCGGAATGGATTGGACCGGGACGCGGCAGCGTGGACCCGCTCAAGGAAGCGAACGCCGACAATCTCGATACGGCAGCGGGCCGCAAGTCGAGCGTCGAGATCATCCTCGAACGCGGCCGCGATCCGGTCGACGTCATGGCCGAGGAGTCGTGGTTCCTCGAAGCCCGCACCGATCGGAAGCTGGGTGCCCCCAACCACAACGTGAAAGCCGATGCGTCCGCTGACAGTCAGGATGCCGCCGGAAACGGCGGCACCGAAGAAGATCGCGACGGTGACGGTGTTCCGCTTGAGGGCAAGCGCGGCAAGAAGAAGGAACCGGCATGAGCAAGTTCGCACGGGTCGCCGGTCGCCTGTTCAATGCGCCGCTGATGCTGCGTCCCGAAAAGGCGGAAATGCTGTGCGCCGCGCTGGTCGACCGGTTGGGCATTGCCAAGCTGGACACGATCGACGGTCGCTCCCTGGAGGCCTCGCAACTTCGGTTGAAGGCGTCCGACTGGATGGATGGCGAGGAATCCCCTTCCCCCGCGCGCCGCCAGTATACGATCGAGCGGCGGGTGGCCCGCCTCTCGATCGACGGCTCGCTGGTCCACAAGTTGGGCGGCGTTTCACCGTGGTCGGGAATGGTTGGCTATGACTGCCTCGACCGCATCCTTGACGACATCGAGGCCAACAAGGAAGTCGGCGCCACCCTGCTGGACATCGACAGTCCCGGCGGCGAGGTCGCCGGTTGCTTCGACTTCGCACGCAAGCTGGCGACGCGCGGCGCGCGCAACGGCGGCAAGCCCATCGTCGCCTTCGCCAATGAAATGGCGTGCAGCGCGGCCTATGCGATCGCCGCGTCGTGCGATGCGGTGATGACCACGCGCACCGGCATGGTCGGATCGATCGGTGTCTGGACCATGCTGGTCGACATGACCAAGGGCCTCTCCAAGGGCGGCATCGAAGTGACCATGATCCGCGCCGGCGAACGCAAGGCGCGCGGCGGTCCTTACGAACACGCCGACAAGGCGACGCTCGAAAAGTTGCAGGCCTGGGTGGACGAGACGTGGGATATCTTCGCCGAACACGTCGCCGCCTATCGCCCGATCACCAAGCAGGCCGTCCTCGCGCTTAAGGGCGACTGGTTCACTGGTTCCGACGCAATCGACATCGGCCTCGTCGATGCCGTCGATTCCCCCGAGGCTATTTTCGACGCGGTTGCCGCCCTGGCCCGCTGATTTCCCAAAGGAAGGATTGCTTATGAGCGCTGCCACCAAGGGTGTGCAGAAGGCCCTCGCGCGCGCTGGTTCCAGCGTTCTCGCGATTGCCGAGATGACCGCGGAAGACCTGATCGCCCAGATGACGGACGACCAGAAGGCCGGGATTTCCGCCGCTCTTGCCCCGGCTGGCGCGGCAGCATCGAAGGCTGCCGACCACAAGGAGCCGGACCCGATGGAGCCGGATGGCGACCCTGACGACGAAAACTGCGAAGACAAGGCTGGTGCAAAGAAGAAGCCCGCCTGCGATGACGACGGCGCGAATGCCGCCGACCCGCGCGTCAAGGCCGTGGCCGCAGCCGTCGCCAACGACCCTGCCTGCAAGGGCAAGGCCGATCTCGCCCTCTCGATGCTCGCCGACGACGATTATGCCCGCCTCTCGGCATCCGGGATAGTCAAGCTGCTCGGCAAGACCGCGCCGCCCAGCGCATCCGCCGCTGACCCGGAAGCCGCCGCGCGCGCCGAAATGAAGGCCGCGCTCGACGAAACCAAGAACAGCAGCGCCGACGCCAACAGTGGCGGCGGCTCCGACAAGGCCAAGGCTTCGGCCGGCGCCTGGGATCGCGTTTACGCGGACCTGTCCCCGAACAAGGCGAACTGATCTTCGCCGCCTCTTGAAGAAGGACACCTGAGCAATGGCTGCACTTACCGAAGGGATGCATGAAGGCGAGTTCATCGGCGAACTGGCCATGGGCATCGGCTATCACGTCGACGCCATCACCCTGAAAACCACCGCCAACCTTGTTGCCGGCGCGGCGCTTGGCGTCGTCGAAACCGGCACGCCCACCGCGACCGCCGGTACACCGTTCACCGCTGGCGGCGGCACGGTTGGCGGAGGCGCTGTTTCCGCCGTCTCCGCCGACGCCGGCGCGATGGCCGGCCTATGGCTGGTCGAGATCGTCGGCGCCGCCGGCGCGACCGCCGCGTTCAAGGTCATCCGGCCCGATGGCTCGATCGACGGCCAGGGCGCAGTCGGCACCGCCTACAACGGCACCAATTCGATCAACTTCACGATCGCCGACGGCACCCCGGACTATGGTCCGAACATGTTCGTGCCGATCACCGTCACCTATGGCGGCGATGAGACGGCGAAGAAGTACGTCGAATACAACCCCGCCGGCACCGACGGGTCGCAGAACCTCGCCGGCTTCCTGATGAAGGACACCGACGCCAGCGCGGCCGATGTGGCGACCACGGCGCTGGTGCGCGGCCCCGCCGTCATCAACAGCAACGACATCACCTGGAAGACCGGGATGACCGCCGCCCAGAAGACTGCCGCGAAGGCGGCGGCGCTCGCCAATCTGCGCATCAAGGCCGCCTGACCTCACACCATCGCTGACAGCCTGAAGCCGCGCGGCGCGCGCCGCGCGGCAAGGGCGGAGCCTGTCCGGAAGGATTTTTCCCTATGCATATGGACGTTTTCAACGACGACGCATTCAGCCTCGTCACCATGACCGAAAAGGTCGAGAAACTGCCCACCGTGCCGACGTTCCTCGGCAACCTTGGCATTTTCGGCCAGGGCGAGGGTGTCGCCACCGACATCGTGTCGATCGAGCAGCGCGGCAAGACGCTGCAACTCATCCCCACGAGCCAGCGCGGCACCGAGCCGCCGATGGGCGTCACCGACAAGCGCGAACTGCGCCACTTCACGATTCCCCGTGTCGCCAAGTCCGACCAGGTCTTCGCGCGTGAAATCCAGGGCGTTCGCGAGTTCGGCACCGAGGGCGAGTTGATGACCGCCATGCGCCTGATCGCGCAGAAGCAGGCCAAGCTGAAGACCGAGTACGACCTGACGATGGAATACCACCGGTTGGGCGCGCTCAAGGGCATCCTGCTCGATTCCGACGGCTCGACGATCTATAATTACTTCACCGAGTTCAATATCTCGCAGCCGGCGGAAATCGACTTCGACCTCGACAACGCCAGCCCGGTGGATGGCGCTCTGGTCAATGTGATCCGTGCCGCCAAGCGGGCCGCCATTCGTGCCCTTGGCGCAAGCTACGTGCCCGGCGTGACGCGGTTTCTCTGGCTCTGCGGTGACACGTTCTACGACCAGTTCACCAACCACCCCGATGTTCGCGTGACCTACAAGAACTGGGAGGCCGCGGTGAACCTGCGCCAGGCCAACGTGTTCGACACCTTCGGGTTCGGCGGGATGGAATGGCACAACTATCAGGGAACCGACGACAACTCGACGGTGGCGATCGGCACGACCAAGTGCCAGCTCGTCGTTCTTGGCGCGACCGGCCTCTATCGCCGCGTCAATGGCCCCGGCGAAGACCTGGCGACGGTGAACACCATCGGCCGTCCGATCTACGCCAACCTGATCCGCGACGAGAAGCGCAACCAGTGGGTGCAGCCGGAAATCTTCTCCTACCCGCTGCACATCGTCACGCGGCCCGAAGTGCTGCTGCGCGGCAAGAACACCTGACCACCTGACCAAACGACCGGGGGGCGGCGCGCGATCGTCGCCCCCGTTTTCGTAAGCCGCTTCCGGGCGGCTCACGAAAGCGAAGGAGATGGTTCAATGAAGATCAAGGCAACCAGCGCGATCATCGAGTGGGATGGCGCGCGCATGGTCATCCTCAATCCGGGCGACGAGGATACCGTCGACGATGCGTTCGGACAGGTGCAGGTCGATGCGGGCAAGGCCATCAACCTCGACGTTCTCGGCACCCTGTCCGGCATCGAACCCGCAGAATCCACCAGTCTCGAACCCCAGCCCCTCGCCATATCCGACGCGGAGCGCGCTCACCTTCCCCAGCTTGACCACGACGGCGACGGCGCACCCGGCGGCGATACCGGCGATGACGTGGCGCTCTACTCGACCGACGGCTTCACGCTGACTGATCTTGGCGGCGGCTGGTGGACGATCACCGGCCCCGGCCTCGAACAGCCGGTCAAGGTGCGCACCAAGGCCAAGGCCGAGGAAGTGTTCAACCGGATGGTCGCCGAGGCCGCCGGTATCGCGGCGGACCTCGATGCGGGCGAAGGCATCGGCGGCGACACCGGCGATGACGAAGATGGCGCGCCGGCCGAATGACCCCGCCGCGCACCCTTGAGGACTTCGACGCGGACGATAACGCCGCGTGCGACACGCTGGTGGGGGATACGCTCTCCTACCGCGCCACCGGCGCCGCCGCGTTCGTGTCGCTCAAGGGCTATGTCGACTATGCCGATGCGCTGCGCTCGATCGACACCGGGCAGGTGATCGAACAGGATATCGCGGTCGAGCTGCGCAAGGCTCTGGCCGGCGAGCGCCCCGGCAACGGGACGCGCATGCAGTTGGCCAAGCTGCCCGGCAAGACGTTCCGACCGATCAACGTGCGGTCCAGCAGCGACGGCGCATACTGGATCTTCGAAGTGCAGCAGATCCATGCCTGACCCGACCCCCGCCATCACCAAGCTGGAAGAGGCGGCGCGCGACTGCCTGGCCGCATGGCCCGACCTTTCGGGCTGGGCCGTGCTGACCGAGACGACCACCGACGTGGCACTGGCCGAAGAGGATGGTGACACGATCACCATCTACGCCGTGGGCTGGCAGCCCGACGATGACCTGATGCAGGGCCAGACGCGGCACGTCGTGACGCTCGCCTTCGAGACCGCAAGCCGGGGCAGTGCAGTCGCCAGTATCGACCGCGCCAGCCAGGTGGCGTTCGCGCGCATTGTTGCCGCCTTCCATGCCAGCGAGAACCTGGCCGGCATGGTTGAGGATATCCAGGCGATCGACGTTGGCACGGTCCAGAACGGCAAGGACGTGGGCGGCGCTTCGCTGCACGTTCGGTTCACATTCTACACGCCGCTGGGCGACTGGTTCACCATCGTTGGCGCGACGCAGACTTTCTGATCCCGACCCCCTCCACATCGAGGAACACCACCATGACCGAAGCACGCAAGTGCCCCCCGCTTGGCGCGGGGAGCATCGATTTCGACGCGCTCCACGCCGCCGACGCCAAGGGCAAGCAGCCCCTGGCCGACGCGATCACCGAGGCCGTGGTCGCGCCGCCAGCGCCCGTCCCCGCCCCTTCCGCCGACGCCAGCGACGCAGGCGCCGCGAAGCCTGATCCGAAATTCTCGCCGGCCGCCAAGGCCTGACGTCCGACACCTGAAAGGAACCCGCCATGGGCCTGAAGTCCAATAACTCGGCAGTCGCCTTCGCCATCCAGTCGGGCGGTCGCGGCACGTACAACGAGCCGAACAACACCACCGACCTTGCCGCCGGCCTCGCCAACCTGCGTCCGAACATCACCGCCGTGACGGTGGCCGATGACAGCTATACCGGCGGCGTGTTCCGCAACGCGGACGCGGTGGCCGGCAAGCGCGTGGCCTATACCTTCGACATGAAGCTGAAGCCGCCGGCATCGCTGCCCGCCGCCAATGCCTTCGTGCTGGGCCGCCTGCTGCAAGCCGCGAAGATGACCGAGGTGCGCACCGCCACCGCGATCCCGGCATCGGCCGAGGCCGTCGGCGGTTCGGGCAACACCACCACGGCGCTGGCGCTGGGTTCGTCGGGTTCATCGACCGACGACATCTACAACGGCTTCCCGGTGCTGATCTCGGACAACGGGTCCAGCTACAAGCAGCGCCTCACCACGATCCGCGACTATACCGGCTCGACCAAGCTGGCCGAACTGATGGAGACGCTGGGCGCCGCCCCCGCCGCCAACTGGCAGATTCCGACGTTCATCGGCTACTTCATGGACTTCTCGTCCGCCGAGCCGCCGGTGCTTTCGGGGAAAATCTGGATCGACGGCGTTCTGACCGAACTGATGGACGTGGGTGTGACCGGCATCCGCTTCCCGATCCCGACGTCGAATACCCAGCAGGCGCAGTTCCCGCGCGTCGAATTCACGGTCGAAGGGACGATCGTGGACACGACCGACGAATCGACGCCAACCATCCCCTCGATCGGTCCGGCTCCGGTGCTGAAGGATGGCGACGTCTGGCTGCACAAGCAGCGTGTCGGCACGTCGGACGTGACCTTCGACCTGGGCTTGCAGACCGAGCGCCCGCCCAACGCCAACCAGGCCGACGGCAGCGACGCACCGGAAATCGCGGGCGGCACGATCTCGGTCAACCTGACGATGCAGAAGTACCGCAAGGCGACGCTCGATTCGCTGGGGCTGGCCGAAGCGCAGGCCTACCACCCGCTGTTCATGCAGTGGGGCAACGGCGCGTGGAACACCGTGCAGATGTTCGTGCGCGATGGCCGCTTCAACTTCCCCAACGATGACCTGTCTGGCCTGACGGCGATGCAGCAGCTCAGCTTGTTCGTCGACGTGCGCGACCGCAACTTCGGGATCGTATTCCCAGGATCTTGAGCCACCCTCCCATCCATCAACCGAAAGGAAATCCTGACGTGCCCCAGGATGTACCTCTGGAGGCGGGCAAGACGCTCGCCTTCACGCCCGACGCCCTCAAGGGCCTCGACACCCCCCCTGTTCTTCGCCTGCGTGCCGCGACCTGGCGCGAGAAGGAGCATCGCTTCTTCCTGCACCGCGTCGTGGGCGCTGTTTCGCATGGCGAGGAAGCCGTTCGCGCCGAGACGCTGAACGGGCTGCGCGCGCTGTGGACCGAAGAACAGGCCGAGCAATTCGTGCCATGGGTCGAACAGCTTTGGGAAGCCCAGGACCAGTTCGCGCTTCAGAGCCGGGATGACCCCGATCTCAAGTGGGAATTCGACGCCGACGTCGAGCGCGCGGTGGGCGAGCTTGTCGACAAGCTGGAGCGCACCTGGCCGCCGCTGGCGCGCATGGCCGCCGATGTCCAGAAGTATGCGCGTTTCGAGCCGATCGTCTATTTCGCCGTCATGGTCGAAGGATGGGAAGGCATCGACCTCAAGCGCGAGATGGACGAAGGCTACCTCTCGATCGACTGCGCCTATGCACTTCGCGAAAAGCTGATTGCACTGGATGCCAAGGCCGGCGCCATCCCTGGCACGTCCGCCATCCAGCTTCACGTCAAATGCATGGCGCGCATGTTTCTCGACAAGGAAACGGAGGGAAACTCCGAATCGCCGTCGCCGTCCGAGACGACCCCGCCAGCTTCGGATCAGACGAAGACTTCGGCCAAGGGTGGGAAATCGACGGCCTCGGCGCGTTCCAGGAAAACCCGCGAAAGCGCCTGACCGATGAACATTGGGCGCTGCTGCGCATCCACGACCAATGCGACCGGGGGATGTCCGGATATGTCTATCCGGATGGACGATCGCTGCTCGACCAGCCCCTTGTGCTGCTCGACGCCTTCGCGGCCATCTCCGAAGCCAAGGCATCGGTGAAGCGACGTGACACGTCTCAGCGCACGCCTTGACGCATCCCGGTTCGATGCGGCGTTCTCCGACTATTACCGCTTCGCCGAACAGCGCAACGAGACGGCTGCCCTGATCGCCACCGATCGCGGCAGCCGTATCTCGCTGGCCAACCAGCGTGGGCGCATGCAGGGCGCGGGACTTGGGCGGCTGGGCAACGCCCTGGGGGCGTCGTCCGACCTGTCGCAAGGCCGCGGTGTTCACCGCTATCCCAATGGCGGATTCAGCGCGTCGGGCGTGGTGTTCGTGCGTTCTCAGTCCGAACGGACGCTGGGCGCGATCGAGGCCTACACCTCGGGCGCGGACATTCAGCCTCGCAAGGGCCGCTGGCTGTGGATCGCCACCGACGAGGTGCAGCGCTTGGTCGGCAGCGGCAAGCAGCGCCGACGCCTGACCCCGGCGCTGTGGACGCGCTACGGCCTGGACGCCCGGATCGGCAAGCTCGTGCCCGGCAAGTCCTCCAACGGCCGCCCCATTCTGATCGTGCGCAACGTCGGCATTTCTCTGGCCGGGAAGAAGCGTTCCGCCCGGTCGCTCACCAAGTCAGGCCGCGCCCGCAAGGGTCAGGTCGCCGTCGACTTCATCGTCGCGTTCTACGCCATCCCGAACACCACGCGGGAGGCGAGATACGACGCCATCGCCGAGTTGCGCGCCGTGCAGGCGCAACTGCCCGAACTTCACCGCCAGGCTCTAGGAAGGATATAGGATATGGCGAACGGCCCGATCTTCCCCGCCTTCCTCAAGATCGAACACCAGGCGGACGCCAGCGCCAAGGCATCGTTCCTCGCCGAGGTGGCATCGTTCACTACGGACGCCAAGCGCCAGTTCGAGCGCGACTTCGGCGAAATCCGGGGGATCATCGACAAGTCGCTGACCGGCTTCAAGCAGGGCAACATCAGCCTGTCGCTCGATCTCCCCGGTTTGCGCCAGACCGCCGCCGAGGCGGACAACGCCGTCCAGAAACTGCGGCTGATGCGCGATGCTGCCACCTCTCTGGCGGCCAGCACGGGCGACACGTCGAAGAAGACGCAGACCTACCTTGCCGCGTTGCGCGCCCAGGTCATCGAAGCCGAGCGCGCCCAGCGCGCCGCCGATGCGCAAGTCACGACCTATTCCCGGCTGCAAGGCGAACTCGACAAGCAGATTTCCGGTAACAAACGCCTCGCCGATTCCTACCGCGCGCTCTACGCGGAAGAGGCGGCGGCGGCGAACTTCGCCTATCGCAGCCAGCAGGCGGTGAATGCTGGTTTCGCACCGGGGCTGAACAGGCAGGTCAAGAGCGCGCGCGATTCCGCCAGCGTGTTCGAGAACACTGGGTACAAGCCAACGGTAGATATGAGGTCTGGCTTGGACCGCCTCCGTGATGGCTCGGCCTCGCTTGACCGCGCCGCCACGTCCGGTGTGACGCTGGAGCAAGTTCTTGGCCGCGTCGCACGTAAAGGTCAGGAGGTTTCAGCGGCACTTCGGCAGGCACAAGCCGAAGCAGCCAAAGCCGCTGCGGCGGCCGCGGCAGTCGAGGCGCAGCCAAAGCCTCAGCAGCCGCTGCAAACAAGGTCGCTTTTCGGTGCCGAGGCCGTGGTCGCGGGCCAAGCCTCGCTCGACCGCGCCGCCGTGTCGGCTACCACGCTGGAACAGGCGCTTGGCCGCGTCGCCGCCAAAGGCCCGGAAGTATCCGCCGCGCTCCAGCAGGCGCGCAAGGCGGAAGACGACCTTGCCCGCGCCACGGCGGCGCTGCGCGGCGAACTGGACCCGACCGTCGCCGCACAGCAGCGCATGGCTTCGCAGACGCAATTGCTGGACCGTGCGCTCAAACAGGGCGCGATCGACGCCACCGAACATGCCCGGCTGCAAAAGCTGGTCGGCGAGCAGTACGAACTGAACGCGCTCGCCGCGCAGCGCTCGGTGGGGGCGCAGCGCGCAATGCGCCAGGCGATGCTCCAGAGCGGCCAACAGCTACAGGATATCGCGATCAGCCTCTATTCGGGGCAGCAGGCCAGCCTGGTGTTCGCGCAGCAGCTTCCGCAGTTGGCGTTTGCGTTCACCGGCCTGGAGGGCAGTGCCAACAAGACGCAAGCGCGCATCGGCAGGCTGGCGAACTTCCTTTCCGGACCTTGGGGGCTTGCCGTCGGTCTGGCCGTCGGCGTGGTCGGCACGCTGATCTCCGAAATGCTTGGCCTCGGCGATGAGACCGAGAAAACCGAGAAGAAAAGCCGCAGCTTCATCGAGGTGCTCAACGACAGCAAGTCGTCCTGGGAAGAAGTGGCCAAGGCGGCGCGGGATTACGCTGACCAGCAGGAAAAGAACCGGCAGGTTACGCTGGCATCTATCGCGACCGAGGCGGCAGCGACGGCTGAGCGGCTCAAGAGCGCGATTGCCATTCGCGAGCAGTTGAAGGCGGATCTTGAGGCCTATGAGAGCATCACTCGCCGGGGTGCTCAGTCGGAATCGCAGGACGTCGTTCGGCAGGGCGCGTTCGCCCGCGCTGATCGCACGCGCCAGGCCATCACAGAAAACCAGAAAAGCCTTGATGCGCTGACGGCAGCGGCCGGCGAAGTGGTCATCAAGGCCGCCGACACCATAGCGAAAATCCAGTCGGACCCCACCGCGAAGATCACGGCTGGTTTTGATGTGCTGCGGGATTCAGCGCGAAAGACTATCAAGGACGTCGATGCCCTCGCCGCCCGGCTGGCCGAACTCAATCGTCAAGAGGCGGCGGCCCTCAAGGCAGCGCGCGACGCAACGCGCGCGTCCTCTTCAGCGAATCGCCAATACGGCCGCGAAATCGACGTCGACCAGGCTCGCTCTATCGCCGTCGGCGCCGGTCTTCGTGTCACCAGCGGCTTGCGTAGCCGTGCGGAACAGCAGCGGCTCTATGACACGGTGCGCACCCCCCAGAACCCCGTCGCCCTGCCCGGCACTTCGGCACACGAGCGCGGCAACGCGCTGGACATCGCATTTGGCGCGGGCGTCAGCCCCGCCTCGATCCGTAAGGCCTTTCAGGATGAAGGCGTCCGGCTGACCAAGATCCTGAAGGAAACTGGGCACTACCATATCGAATGGTCGACCAGCGGCGCGGACAAGGCGGTGCGCGAGGCGCAACAGGTTGAGGACTATGGCAAGCGCGCCGCCGAGAGCATTGCCCGGATTACCGAGCGATTCGACGCGCAGCCGCGCGCCATCGACCAGGCGACGCAGGCGACGCGCCAGCTTGACGACATCACCAAGGAACTGGGCGAGCGCAACCTTCTGAACCCCGATGCCGTGGCGCAGATCGAAAAGGCCCGCGCCGCCATCGCGGACTTCAAGCAGCGCCCGTTCGATGACTTCGAGCGCGAAACCAACCGCCAGCTTCAGGTGCAGGGCCTGGTGCTATCCGGTCGCGAGCGCGAAGCCGATGTACTTCAGGAAACGTGGCGCATCGCGGAAAGCATCGGCTTCGAGACGAAGGATCAGGTGCGGTTCGTGCGCGACGTGGTGGAAGCCCGCTACGACGAGATGCAGGCCATGGAACGCATCCGGGACGTGCAATCGGCCTACCTCGATGCGACGCGATCGGTGCGTCAGGAAGTTGAGGCGATCCTTTCCGGTCAGGGCAAGTTCTCCAACTTCAAGACGATCTTCCGCAACCTGCAAGGCCGCGTGCTGACCGAGCAGATTTTCGGTGACGTGTTCCGCGACCTCGACACCTGGGTGAAGAAGAACACCGGGCTTGGCCGGGCGACGGACGAGTTCACGCAGTCCACCGAAAAGGCCGGCGACGCTCTGGAAAGACTGTCGAAGCGCGTTGATGCGATCAACATGCCAACCGGAACCGTCACGGGCGGAATGCGCGCTGCTGCGGCCAACGACAACCAGTCCCTGCAAAACGCATTTGACGCGCAGTTCGGTGCGCCGCTTGGCCCCAACGGCGAGATTATCGTCACCGGCGCCCGACCAGCCCTGACCCCGGAACAGAAAAAGGCCGCCAAGCTGGCGATCGAAGTCCCCAAGGGCACCGTTCTGGCGATGTCGCCACAGTCGTACTTCGACGAGATGTCCAACCGCTTGGGTGTGCGGCTGGCCGAAGCGCTGAATTCGACGTTCGGCACGGGCTTCTTCAGCCGGTTCCAGGGCGTCATTTCCGGCGCATTCTCCGGCTCTGCGACTGGCGGCATCCCCGGTGGCATCATCGGCGCGATCAAGGGCATCGACGGCCTGCCGAAGGAGTTCTCCAAGGTGCTGGGCAAGGCTGGCGAAGGCGCCGCCACCGGGACCGCCGCCGCCGGCATCATGAAGGCGCTGGGCATCAAGACCAGCACCACTGGCGCGCAGATCGGCGGCGCGATCGGGTCCGCCCTTCCCATCCCCGGCGGCCAGATCATCGGCAGCATCCTGGGTGGTCTGGTCGGCGGCCTGTTCAAGAAGACCAAGTATGGTTCCGCGACGATCGGCAACCTCGATGGCGTGCTGGGCGTCACCGGCACCACGGGCAACAGCGGCCAATACATCAAGGCGGCGGGCGAGAACGCGGACAGCATCCTTTCCAGCATCGACCGCATCGCGCAGGCGCTTGGCGCCACGGTCAACGCCTCGGCCGGCGCGGTCAGCATAGGTTATTACAAGGGCAAGGTCCGCGTCGATCCGACCGGCGCCGGGCGCACCAAGAGCCAGGTCGATTTCGGCAAGGACGGCCTCGCCGAGGCGATCCAGTACGCGACGCTCGATCTCATCAAGGACGGTGTGCTGACCGGCCTGCGGCAGGGCACGCAGACGCTGCTGAAGAACGCCAAGGATCTCGACTCCGGCTTGCAGAAGGCAGTCGATTTCGAGGGTGTGTTCGCGCAGTTGAAGGCGATCAAGGATCCGGTCGGCGCGGCGCTGGATGCTTTGGACAAGGAATTCGGCCGGCTTCAGACGGTCTTCAAGGAGGCCAGCGCCTCGACCGAGGAATATGCCTCGCTCGAAGAACTGTACGCGATCAAGCGCAAGGACGCGATCGAGAAGGCCAACGAGCAGATGCTCAGTTCGCTCAAGTCGCTGCTGTCCGACCTCAACACCGGCGATAACGGGCTTTCGCTGCGCGACCGCGAAACCGCCGCCCGCGCCGCCTACGATCCCCTCGCCGCCCGGCTTCGCGCCGGCGACACCACGGCCTTCGACGACTTCACCGCCGCCGCCCGGTCGCTGCTGGAAATCGAGCGCCAGATTTACGGGTCGCAGGCCGGGTACTTCAACTTCTTCAACGAGGTGAAAGCGCTGTCGCAAAGCGCAGTCGACACGCAGACAGCCATCGCCACGGCATCGGCCAATCGCGACGACCCGTTCAGCAAGGCCCCACTGACCGGCACCGACAACGCCGGCATCATCAGCGCGATCGACAACCAGACGTCCACGCTGGCCAGTGAACTGAAGGCTGCCAACGATAACCTGATCGCCATCCTTCAGAAGATGAACGCGGCAGGCATCAACCCGGCGACCGGAATCAACTTCGGCGCCACCTTCTGATGCTGCTGACCCTGGCGAAAATATCCCCCCTCGATCCGGTCGCGGGGACGAGGACCGACGTGCGTATCGCAGGCTTCAACAAGCGCGCATGGTCCGCTGACCTTGGTGCTGGCGGCTACACCTGGGAGCCGGCGCTGACCTCGCCGCCGACTTTGGGCATATCGCTGTTCAACGGCGATTTCACGCAGTCGGTCGATCCGGCGTCGGCCTCGCTGGCGATCAACACCGACCGCATGAGCAAGGGCGCGCCCGGTTCACCCGGCCTCGTTTGGGTCGGCGCGCCGGTGGAAGTCTATGCCGCAGCGCCGGGAACGGCATGGCCATGGCCAACCGTCTTCGCCGGGCGCGTGGCGGGATATGGCGGCAAGGCCCCGAACCTGACGCTCGACGTGCAGGTGGACGCCGAGCCTTTCTCCAAGAAGGTGCTGACCGCGACCTATGCCGGCAGCGGCGGCGCGGAGGGCGGCGACGATCTTCGCAACCGGCTGAAGCCGCTGGTGCTGGGCTGGGCGAAGAACGTCGAGCCTGTGCTGGTCGATGCCGTCAACAACGTGCACCAGTTCAGCGGCTACGGCGCGATCGAGGATGTGACGACGCTCTACGAACGGGCGGCGGCATTCCCCGCGCCCGAGGCCGACTATCCGGACTATGCGGCGCTGGTCGCCGCGACGATCGCGCCGGGGAAGTGGGCGACCTGTCTGGCCGCCGGCATGATCCGGCTGGGCGCGCCGCCCTATGGCGTGATCACCGGCGACATCAAGGGGCACAAGGTGAGCGGCGCGACGCCGCGGCTGACCGGCGCGGTGATCAACGCGCTGGCGACGCTGGCCGGGGTGAGCGGTTCGTTGATAGAAAGCGCCAGCCTGACCGCGATGGACGCGGACAAGCCCTATCCGATCAACCTGGTGCTGACCGATCAGACCACGTTCGTGGAAATCGCACGACGGTTGACGATCGCCTGCAACTGGGTGTCCGGCCTGTCGCTGACTGGCAAGTTCTTCGCCTCCGACGTGGGCCTGGGCGGTGCCGAGGCGCTGACCTTGAACGCGCAAGGCCGCGCGGCGCCGCAAGTGCTGGCCAGCGAGGAACTGGATGTCAGCCCGCCCTACGCCAAGACGATCATGGGCGCGAACCGCTGCTGGCGCGTCCACAGCGCAGACGAGATCGCATGGAGCGTGCCGCTGGTCTACAAGGGGGCCTATGACGCGGCCACGACCTATCGCGAAGGCGATTGGGTGGATCTGGAAGACGGCTCGACCTGGCTTTACATCAACCCGACCCCATCCGCCGGCAACGCACCGCCGACCTGGCCCGCGACATCGAACACCTGGTGGGACAACCTATCCCCGCCGCTGGCCTCGGCCGAGGTGCCGACGTGGGTGCTGGACGCGGCGACGAACTTCAATGCCGACAACGACAACAATGGCCTGACCCCGCCTGCCGCGACAGGGGTGACGTTGGCCAGCACGCTGGCGACCGACGCCTCTGCCTCGCTGTCGGCGGCATGGACCTATACCAACAGCAGCGACCCGGCGGCGGCGAACAACATCGACGGGTTCCTCGTCGGCTTCTATCCGCAGACGACATCGGCAAGCTGGACTTATTCGAGCGGGTACGCGAACGCGATCATCTGGCAATATGTCGAGGCGGATCGCCGGCAGGCGAACCTAGCCGGCCAGCCCGCCGACAAGTTCTATTGGGCCGTGGTGATCCCCTACCGCGCGGTCCACACCAACATCGCGGTCAGCGGCAAGGTGACTGGCCCCGCCGCGCAGAACGCTGCTGCCAGCGGGCACCGCCCCACGGCAACGCCGAATTATCTGGGCAACCTGGGCGGCACCATCGCCTCGCTGATCGCCAGCGCGACGACGAACTTCAATCTGGACAACGACGGCAACAGCGGCGTTCCTTCGGCCGCGACCGGCCTGTCGATCAGCAGCACGCAATTTCCCGACAGCACCTGCTCGGTTTCGGTCGGGTGGACCTTCTTTAACTCGACGACAGCGGGCGATCCGAACAACATCGACGGGTTCCTCATCGGGCTTTACGCGAAGTCCAGTTCGGCAAGCTGGACCTACTCTCCCGGCACCGTCGACAACGTGATCGACTGGCAGTGGGCTGCCAATGCGAACGTCCGTGGCTTCACCTTCACCGGCAAGCCTGTGAACCAGTATTACTGGGCGGTCATCATCCCCTACCGCCGCGTGCGCGCGGACGTGAACGTCAACCGGATCATCCTGGGGACGGCGGCGCAGACGGCGGCGGGGTCGGGTCATCGCCCGGCTGCCTCGCCGACGTTCACCGGAAACATCGACTTCCTTGCCGCGAACCTCGTGGCGATCGGATCGAACCGGGCCGGAAATGCGATCGACGCCTCGAACAACATCGCCGCCAACAAGGTGCTGCAAGCCAGCATCATCGCGGGGGCGATCAGCGAGACCGACTATGCGAGCCAATCCGGCATGTTCGGCCTGGGCACGTCGGACAGCACGACGCAGATCATGATCACCAGCGCGGTCGTGGGCAGCGATGGCCGCCTGCTTTGCCGCTTCGTGCCGGCCTTTCGGATCACGAAGACCGGGCCGGTGCAAGGCGCGACCTATCAGCTCGATCTGGAAATCGTGCTGACCAATGCGGGGGGCACAGTCCTCTACGCCTCGAACAAGTATTCGGTGAAGGAGCGCTGGGACAGCCCGACCGTCGCCACGCTCCAGACGATGGAACAGCGCGTCGGCGTCGTGGAGCATTATTTCAGCGGCATCCCGGCCGGGACCTATGGCGTCGGCTGGCGCGCTTCGACGCCCGCGAGCAATTCCGCCGAGATGCCCGCCTATCGCTACATGACCGCGCGCGCGCCGCGCGCCGACGAATAGGACAACGCGATGGAAGGCCGCACCGACAAGCGCATGATCTCGGTCTACGATGCCACGACGGGCGTAGTGCTGCGCTCCGTTGCCGCGCGCCCCGGCGGCGAACCGGCGCTGCTGCGCCATGGCGAGGCGTGGCGCGAGGATATGGTCGACGGCCTGGTCAATCCGCTGACCGGGCGCGTACTTAAGATGCGCAAGATGGCGCTGGAAGTCGGGCCGAACCGGGTAAGCCGGATACCCGAAGGCGCGAAAGTGCTGGTCAATGACGATGTGCGTGCGGCGATCAATGGCGTGGTGTTGATAGACGTGACGTTCGCCAGCGACGTGACGGTGCGCGTGTTCCACCCCGCCCACGACGCCGAGACGCTGGTCGTCCCCTGCGATCCGGCCAACAACACCGGCGGCGCGCTGGTACCGCAGGATTACGCGCACTTGCGCGCCGGCCACTACCTGCCGCTCGGCGAGCAGGTAGGCGCGCTGGTCAAGGGCATGAAGTCGCTGATGGCCGGCGAGCCGGTGCCAGACGATGCGCTGGCGGTCATCGCGCAAATCGACGCGGTGAAAGAGCAGTTTCCCAAGGAGATACAGCCGTGATCCAGTTCGAATGGCACATCACCGACCTGACGCCACGAACCATCGACGACACACCCGACGTGGCGACGCAGATTTTCTTCACGCTGACCGGAACGGACCCCGTATCTGGCCGGTCGCAGTCCTTGCAGGGCAGCTATACGCCGCCGCTGGATAACCTTGGCGACGGCTTCGTCGACTATGCCGACCTCACCCCGGAAATCGTTACCGGCTGGCTGGACGCGATGCCCTTCGCCGATGACTACAAGGCGCAGGTCGCCGGTGCGCTCGACGAGCCGGTTGAGGTCACGCCCGCGCTGCCATGGGCTTCCGGCGAATGAGCGCTGTCGCGACGTACACCTTCAAGCGCGGCGAAACGATCCTGCTGGCGCTGGACATCGTTTCTGGCGAGCGTGCCAGCGTCGATTCCGTCGCCGCCAAGCTGCGCGCGCTGGAGCCGGGCACCACCGAACTGGCCGCCGATGCGGCGCTGGCCGCCACGTTCGACGTGACGCCGCGTGATGCCGCCGGCGACGTGCCGGCCGGCTGGAACCTGCAAATCGACGCGACGCCCTCAGCCGCCCTTCCCGCTGGCCGATACCTTGCGGACGCAAGGATGATGCTGGGCAGTGCGGTAGAGACGACGACATCGATCCTGGTGGTGATCGAGGAGCCGGCCACCGTCACCGCGACGGACGACGTGCCGTGACAGCGCTGGCGCTGCGTTGGCGCAAGCCCGGCCACACCATCACGACCCGCTGGCGCGGCCCCGATGGGCGCACGACCGCCGCTGCCGAGGCGAACCCGCCGCGCCCGATCGCGAGCCTGATCGGCCCACCCGGCCCGACGGGAAACCCCACGGTCGCCGGCACCGCCTGGGGCAACCTTGGCGCGCGGCGCGTGGTCAAGGCGGCCGGCGATGGCACGGTGCGCTATGTCTCGCCGACGGACAGCGACGTGGAAAGCACCATCGGCCTGACGGTCGCGGCGGCGCTGGCTGGTGAACCCGTGCTGGCGCAGTTCATGGGCACGATGACCGATCCCGACTGGAATTGGGAGCCGGGCACTGTCTGGCTGGGCGATGCCGGAACGCTGACGCAGGTGCAGCCGCCCGATGGCGAGGCCTTCCTGATTGGCATCGTCATCACGCCAACGTCGCTTCTGCTGCAATCACGCCTGCCGGTAGACCCCGCGCCGGCCGAGGCGGAGCCGGTGATCCACACGCAGGCATCGCCATCCAGTGAATGGATCGTCAATCACTCCAAGGGCTACCCGCCGCTGGTCGACGTGCTGACGCCTGACGGGCGCTGCGTCGAGGCGGGCGTGCTGCATGCCAGCGACGATCAGGTCCGCATCCAGTTCAACGCGCCGACAACCGGCCGCGCCATCCTGAGGTAATCCCATGGCCAAGAAAGTCCTCGTCGACCTCGATTTCGACAATGTTGCCAAGATCGTCGGTATACTGCCCGGCAGCGCCGGCACCGATGCGGTCAATCTCGACCAGCTCAACGCCGCGATCGAGGGCTTGAACTGGAAGGACAGCGTGCGCGCCGCCTCCACCGTCAACCTCACGCTGACCGGCCCCGGCTCCAGTATCGATGGCGTGACGCTGGCGAATGGCGACCGCGTGCTGGTCAAGAACCAGTCGACGCTGGCGCAGAACGGCATCTACGTGTTCAACGGATCAGCCGTGTCGATGACGCGCAGCGCCGATGCCAGCACCTTCGCCGAACTCGAAGGCGCAACCACGATCGTCGAGGAAGGCACGGCGAACGCCGGCACAAGCTGGCGCCAGACGCAGATCAACGGCACGCTGGATAGCAGCGATGTGGTGTGGACCGATTTCGTCACCGCCGTGCCGGATGCTTCGGAGACGACGAAGGGCAAGGCCGAGATTGCCACGCAGGACGAAGTGGACGCTGGCACCGACGACGTGCGGTTCGTCAGCCCGCTGAAGCTCAAGAATTCCAAGTGGTTCACGCAAGCCAAGGTTTTCACGATCGGCAACGGTTCGGAGACCAGCTTCAACTGCGATCACAACCTGAACACGCGCAGCGTCGGCGTCGAGGTGTTCCGCAATTCGGGGAGCTACGATTCGGTGATCACGGACGTGACGCGCCCCAGCGTCAACCGGGTGACGGTGGGCTTCGCGGCAGCCCCGTCGTCGAACGCCTTCATCGTCGTCGTTCTCGGCGCGCAGGCCTGATCGCATGGCGAAAGTGGCAGGCTCGCTCTCGCGCGAAAGCGACGGGCGTAGTGCATTTCCTACGACGGTGCTCGTCCTTGCATCTGACGAGAGCCGGTCGAATAACACGTATTCGCTGATCCAGGATGCCAACGGTGATTGGAGAATCCCCGTCACAGCGGGAAAAATCTACCGCATAAAGATCTTGGGTCTGTGGCAGACCAGCAACAACAGCGCTGGTGCTGCTTGGAAGGTCGTCTATGGCGGCGGCGCTGCGGGCACGCTCGCAGGGATTATCCTTTCTGATTCCGCTACTACCGGGGCTCCTGATCAGGTTACCCTTACGGGTGATGGCTCAGGGGGCGGATATAACGGTGCGATTTCGACCAACACCAGCTTTCCTTTCACGATGGAAGCCGTCTTCAGGTGCACCACCGGAGGCACATTTAATATCCACATGGCTGCTAACGTCGCCAGCGTCGGAACGGCCAAGACCATGGCCGGTTCGGCGCTGATCTGGGACGAACTCTGAAAACCGCCGGCATCGCCGCACAACCAGCAACCACATCCGAGGAGAATTCATCATGGCTGTCATGATCCCACCGGGCGCACCCTATCGCGGCCCGAATGTATCCGGTTCGCTTTCGGCCACGGGACAGAGTGACGTGTTCCCCCCGCAGGCTGGGCGCGACGTCTATGTGCGCCTCTCTGGCACGTGGACCGGCACGGCCAAGGTCCAGCGCAGCCGCGATGCCGGCGCGACGTGGGCGGATATGACGGTGGCCGGTAC